TGTTGCATTATTTCCATTACTTTCGTATAAAACTTTATCGCCTGTTTTAAATCCGTGAATTACTTGTATTTGATTACTTGTGTTTATATTAGATCCAGCAAAAGAAACTGAATTTATTAATAATTTTTCAAATTGAGAATTGTAATTGACAGAAATTGGGGCGGTGGTTCCAATACCAACTGTATTGTTAGGAATTACATTTATTTTTACAATATCACCTTCAAGTAAACCATGTGTAGTTGTATTAGCCGCAGATACTTTAGTTGTTAATGTAGCAGTAAATTTATCTACATCACCAATAACTTGTTCAAAATTAGTAGTAAAATTATATAAATGAGAACCTATTCCAGAAATACCATTACCTAAGAAATATAAACCATCACTTGTACTTCCAATACCAACTCTTGTTGTTACAATACCGATATAATTTTCATCTTTTTTAATAGCATAAACATCAGTAGAAGTTTGTCCTGTGAATGGAAGTTCAAATGATCCGTTTGAACTATTTGTTGGGGAAACATCAAACTCTGCATTCGCTACATTCGGTCTTGATAAAGTTAGTTTTTGTCCAGTTTTAAACGGATGATTTGGTAGATAAATTACTCTCTCAGGAATTGAAACTATTTCCAAAGTTTCTCCAACAACATAATTTGAAGTTGAACCAACTCCTGAAGTTCCCACACCTACAGACTGAACACCATTGAAATAAACAATATCATTTATTTTTGAATCAAACTTTTTAGTTTTTACAGGAATAGTAAATCTATTATTTAAAATATCTACATTTGAACCAAATGTATGTGCAGCACCTACATTTCTGAATACTCTAATTATTTTTCTTAAATTATATAAATTCAAGACTTTTACGACTTCCGTAGTATTTCCAACTCCTATTCTAATTGAACCTCCGATAGACACTGTATTTGGTATTTTATCAACAAAAATATCCTCGACAATACCATTTGCATTACCAACTGACATTGTTTTACCAAGACTTACATTATCAGTGTTTACACCAACTTTAAATGTATTAGTTAAATTCAATATTGATGTATTCAATCCAGATATGATAACTGAGTCTTGATCATTTAATTCTATAAATGGTAAATAATTTGCTTGAACTTCATCACCATCATTCCAAGTAAAAACAGTATTATTAAATCTTTGAGTTCCCAATTCTATTTTTGATACCCCAATACCAACTAATTCAGATACTTCTGCAGTAAATCCACTTCCATTTGTACCTTCATTATCAAAGGATACTGAATCTCCAACTTTATATCCACTTCCACCACTAAAAATTGTAATATCTTCCACTCCACCTTTCGTGACAGATTCTACATTTGAAATTTGTCTAACTGTTTCGTTTGATTCAATGATAAAATCATTGTCTGCAAATTCTTCACTTACTTTATATGGAGTAGTATTTCTTATGAGATTTGAACTATTGAAATCAAAATTGTGATCTAATGTGTAATTATCAGTTATTATTGGAAATCTAAAAGTATTACCAATAAAGTAAGGGTATACTCCTTCTAATTTATTAGTAATTGATGATATACCGACTGTAGCAAAATAAGCGTATATTCCATTCGGGAATTCTGGTGTTTTGCAGAATCTACCATTATGAATATCCAAATCTCCACTTTCATCAAAATAATAATCATTAACAAAAAATCCAGCATCAAAATCAGATGGTCTATTTAAAACCTTTGTTAAATCTTTTTTATATGATGAGCTAATAATTTTTAAAGGACTATTAATATTATCTGGATCTGTAAATCCAAATGGACCATATATTGGATTTCCGTCATATGCCCATCCAATAATTGGTGAGTGACTTGCTATTGAATCAAATTCTCCATTTGTTTTTTTATTAATTGACGACTCAAGATTTTCCAAAATTGACTGTGAATATCCCAACACTGATAATGATAATGATGTATCTCTTGATCCAAAGTAAAAATTACCAAATCTTCCAGTATTATTCACGGTCAACTTTCTTACTCTTGCCCCGAATAATCCATTTTTACCAGTAGAGGTCGAAGTAACATTAGTGGTCAATGAACTATATCCTATACCAGAATTAATAACAATTACATCTGTTATAGCACCATTTTCTATAATAGGTCTTAGAATCGCTCCAGAACCTGTCCCTGTTGATGTTACAGTTAATTCAGGTACTGAATTGTAATTTTTTCCTTGATTAGTAACAATAACATCTGCAATTTGTCCATTTGAAATTATAGGTTTAAATTCAGCATTCTCTCCAATTTGAATATCAATATCAGGAATAACTTGATGATTTAAAATTGTTGATCCATAATTTGTACCATTTTCATACAAGTATGCTCCTGTAAAAGATCCTTTAACAACAGGTGTTATGTTAATAGTTCCAGTGATGGATGATCCATACGAAACTTCAACATTAACTTTAATATCAGGATATTTGAAAGTTTGATATCCTGTTCCTGTAGATCCCAATCCAACAAAATTATTTCTATCAAAATTAGATGTTATTGTACCACCAATACCAGCATCAGCTAATCTAAATGAATCGTCATTCATTTTTATAACAAAATAGGATGTAGAAGTACTTAAACCTTGTATTGCTTTAGGAAATGTACTCCCAATACCCACAGTAGGAGAATATTCAATTAAATCACCATTTTCAAATCCATGATTTTTATAATTTATTGTATTAAATGCAGTAGAAATACCTGATGGATTAACTCTTAATTTTCTATGCTGATATCCCGAACCAGAATTTAATACCTTAACGTCTAATAATGTATTTTTAGTTTCTGTTCTAAATTTGTGAATACCATTTGCAGCAGTATCAGTTGCTAATCCAACTGTATTAATACCAGAAATTCCAAATAAAGAATCATTTTTATTATTAAAAATTCTAACAGTTGTAGGATTGACTACTCTCACAAAATAAGGATCACCATCTGATAAAGTTTCAGTGACCACATTTGAATTAAGAGTACTGATACCTATGGATGCATTACCATTATTTCTGTAATATACTAATTGTCCATTTTCTAAATTATGTTCTATTTGAAATGTTATAGTTTCTTCATCAATGTCTATGCCACCACCAAAAAATAAATTTCTGCTATCAAAAGTAATATCTCTAAATCTACCTCCTGTGATTGGACTTAGTAAACAACCACTTCCATTTCCACCAGTTAATGAAATACTAACAATTTTATCAATATCAAAATTTTGAGGGTCTACAAAAACTTTTGATACAGATCCAGATAAAATAGGTTCAACCAAAGCAGTGGTGCCAGCACCTGTTTCTACCACTACAGATGGTGGATTTATTACATCATAGTCACTTCCACCATTAAAAACATCAATACCTTCTAAAGCACCATAGTAAATATTATCATCAGATATAGGAGAATGAATTTGTACACCATCTCTTAGTATTCCAATTTCATTTACAGGACTCTCATGTTTTGAATCAATGAATAAATTTTGAGATAATGGAATTTTTCTAAGTATTTGATCAGAATATAATTTCCGATTAGAATGTCTTTGTAATACAAAATTATGTTTATCAGTTAATACACTACCAATACCAACTAAAACAGTACTTGCTGTTCCAATTTGACTCCTTGAATTATATAATGCAATAGTTGTGACATTTTGACCAGATGAAGCAGGTTGAGGATCAACATAATAAAGTCTACCTGAATTTAATCCAACCATCACTTCTCCTTCTGGTTGATATACTACTGCATCACCTTCAATAAATTTTATGTCAGTATTATTTGGTGGAGAGAAACGAATAAAACTATAAAGATCATTAAGAGGATTTTGACCATCTAAAGTTGAAGAACTTGCACCAACTACAGTTTCTTGAATAATTTCAGTTGTAATATCATAACTGGGTAAAGAATTAGATGCTACATATCCATCTACATTTGAATCGGTGTATACATTTAATACATCTGCTATTAATGTTTCATTACCATTATTAATTTCTATTCCAGTACTATTTGCTTTTTCTAAAACTCTTCGAATGTCATATTCTCTATTAGTATTAGGAGTAAAAACTAAATTTTCAACTTCTATTTGATTATTGATAAGGTCAAGACTTTTAACATTAAATGAACCTTCTATTACCTGTTCATTTCTTCTTAATATTTCAAATTCGTCTCCTTTTTTTATTGAAGATTCATTTAAAGACGATTTAGTTGTAAATGGTCCAAAACCATCAACTTTAAATCTTGAACTAGTATTATATTTCCAAGAATTTGCAAAAATTTCTTTATAGTTACTATTAAGAGTATCAATTTTTTCACCTACATTTTTTACAAAAATAATATCTCCTTCATTTACTAAATTTACTGTAGAATCAGATATTAATTCAGATAAAACTCCAGTAATTCTTAAATCAACTCTTTTTGTTAAATCGCCATTTTCATATCCAAAAATATATTCGTCAGCTCTTACATTATCAGCAGTGTTTATCCCAACACCTATTCCTGTACAACCAAAAAATTGATTGATTGATTTTGATGTATATGTTATTGTATTCTGACCGCTAATTAAAGTTCCAGTTGTTCCAAATCCAACTGTAGAATCAACAGTTACAACCGAAGAATCAATTTGAGAGTTAGTAAGTGCTTTTGTATTGCCTGGTATAGTAAATATACCCTCTATTAAATCACGATCATTATATCCAACAAATAATGATATTTTATAATAAGTTTTACCATCTCTTGTAAAAACTTCAACTTCAGAAACTGATCCACTTGTGTTTAAATCAGTTGATTTAAATATTGTCTGTCCAACTAAGTTTTGTGGTTCACCAGAACTTACTAAATCTGCAACAATAACTTCTCTACGAATAAATTCAGCACTAGAAGGTTTTATTAAATTTTGTTCTAAATCTAATATTTTTGATTCAACTCCATATAAAACTTTAAATAATATTTTTATGGATTCTTCTATACCTTTTGATTGATAAAAAGAACGAGAGAATTTTACAAAGTTTCCAACATCTAAATTTTCCGCAAAATCATTATTTTCAAAACCTGGCAAAAAAGTTTTCTTTAATTTTTTGAAAAATTCTTGTATGAATAGAACTGAAAGATTTGTAACTGTTGTTCCAGATGTATGTGTTGCTGCTGTTGTTTCTTCAAATATTAAATTTTCTTTATTAACTTCAAGTAATGAAGATGAGACACCAACATTATATCCAGAGATACCACTAAAACCACGTATACAACCTGTAAATGTAGTGGATGTTATTCCTGTGTAAGATATTATTTCATCATCAATCTTGAGCAATCCATATTCAGAAGGAAAACCTTTTGTACTAGGAACTGTAATTGTAGTATCACTGACTGATAGTGCAGACAGGTTAGTTGTAATTCCTACTACAACTTCTGGAACTAAATTATCAACTTTAAGATATTGATCAAAATTATTGATAATATCACTTGGACCTCCTTGAAATTCTTGGGAGATGTAATATTGTTTAAAAAAATCTACTGCATTTGGAAAATCAGCTAGAATAAACTCAGGTAACTGATTCTCGATAATTGTATTGACTTTTATTCTTTTGTCAATTTGCGACATAAATTATTTCCTCTCTAAAACTCCATTTGAGTAACTTGAGGTAAAGTAATCTCTTGTAAATACCACTCCAGAAACATCCTCTCCCGATGCAATTACGTCCTTCACCATATTTATGGTACTATTAGAAACGTCAAAACTAACAAATAAATCTTTAAGACCTATAATATCATTTGACTCTGGAAACGCTTGTATTTCTATAATATTATTTTCAGCACTTGTCGATGTTATATTAATTGTGTTTAATAAGATTTCACCTTTTTTGTAATCAACTGATCCTGCATCTTTCACTAAAACAATCTCTTGATCTTTACTATTTTTTGTTACAATACTAATTGTACCTTTCATAGATCCATCTAAGTTTCCAGCAGAGTCTTTATTTGGTATATCTGTAAAATATGCCATTTCTACAGAACCATCTACAGTAAATGATGTGCTTTTAATATTGTATCCAGCTGGATTAATATTAAATTGATTACCAAAACATAATTCATATTGAGCAAATTGATTTAGTAATGCTTTTAAATCTCTACGAATTATAACTTTTGTTATATTTGAAGTGATTCCATTATCTACACGATCAATTAGTTGATTTATTTTACTATATTTGAATCTTCCACCAAATTTATTAATTTCTACATTTTTTGAGTATTGACTTAGAGCAAGATTTACTCTTGTGTTTAAATCAATAGCAGATGCAATTTGTGAGGGATTATAATAAACATTTGTATTTAACTCCACATATAATACCTTTAGGTCAACAATTTCTGAATTGATACCTGCGACAGAATAACTTTTTAATTTATTCTTAATTTGTGTTTTATCAAAGTCTGAGACAAAAGAACCATTTTTTGGTTTTATACTAATTTGAACTTTACCATATTGAGGTGGGTCAAGTTCTTCACCTCCAATAACCGCAACAGACTCTGTTGGAGGAAATATGTCTTGAATAATTGCTTCATAATCTCTTGGTGTAACTGCTCTATATTGTGCTGAGTAAAGTCTTGGAGCAAAGTACTTAATAGAAGACACATCTTCAACTTCACCACCATTAGAAGCGTTTGAAACAGTAGTTATTGTAACAGTATCTGATGGTGTAAAGAATGCTCCAGTATCTTTTGTAAAAGTTCCTTGAAAACTAAAGTTTGAAGGACCATTTCCACTTTCACCTTCGGTGACAATGTATGTTGCAGTAACAACATTATTATTTTCTAGTTGTCTACCAAATAAACCATCTCCAAATAATATTTCATACTTTTCATCCTGAACTTCTTGTGCCAAATAAATTTCAGAGTTTTTATCTATCTTTAAGATGTTATCTACCATACTCCATTTTCTACCGATATTTGAATCACCAATACCAGCAACATAAACTCTTAAAGTTGAACTATCAATGTTTGGACTATCAATTATAAATCTTTGATCAATTGATGTATCAACACGATATGTTCTTGAAAGAAAAGTTCCCTCATAGATTGAAATATCATCATCAAATTGTGCAAAAGATGTTCCACCAATATCTATGACTCTTGATGAGGTTATGTTATCTGGTAATGAAAAGCGATATGTAGTATTATCTACGTTACCAACGCAAATAAGACCTGAACGAAGCACAATGAACTTTGGAGTGCTATCATTTGTTAATCCTAAGTCAATATCATCTAATTTAATTGTCGCCCTTGCAGCGGTTTTTGAGCGGGGTACATAACCAATATTTCTTGCAAGTGATACTACATTCTCTCTTATGGTTGCTGAGTCTAAAAATGATTCATTTGCAACTAAATTTGCATTAAATGCATTAATATAAGTATTATATGCTAAAGTATCAATTAAAACAGAGAAATTAGAACCTTCAAAATCAAAATCAGTAAAACTTGAGTTTGAACGAAGAAAATCTTTTATTTGTGCCTTGATTCCATCAAAGTCTAAATTTGTGAACTGTGTAAAGGGCATATTATCTTGTTGGTTCTAATATAAAACTAAATGATTGAATTGGGATATCTAATCCTACAATTTCAAAAAGTACTTTTACTTCTAAACTATTTAAATCTGGTATTCCATTAACCTCAGTTTTCACATTACTAACTCTTGGTTCATAATTATAGATTGTGGTTCTTATTTGATCTTCAATTACAGTCACTGTGAGTGGTGTAAGTCCTTCAAATAATGAATCACGTATATCAGTTCCAAGTAAAGAGTCAAAAAATCTTTCATTTGGAATTGTTTCAACTAAATTTCTTACAGATCTAGCAATTGCACGTTCATTTACAAGCACAGGAAGGTCTTTTGTCACTGGATGTGGTGAAAAAGACAGACTTATATCCTTAAATGCTCTTGATTTGCGTTGAATCGCCATTAATTGGTACTTTTAGATTTATTTATACCTAATCTCTGATGTTTTTAATCAAAAACTTCATCATAATCTTCTTCAAGAACTTCTTGTAAGTATTTTTCATCCCAATATTCATAATATTCAGTTTTTGCGAGTTTTTTTCTTGCTTTTGTTAACTCTTTTCTTGATTGACAAAGCACTAAGTTGTATTTTCCATTGCTTGTTTGAACTCCTTGAATATATGTCTTTGTTTTTCCGTAATCTGCGATGAATTTATAGTCTGGATAGTTGCGATTATAGTCATCTACTGCATCATAAAGAAACTGTGCACTCATATTGTCTTCCACAACATATATTATGACATCAAAATCAGTATTTGGTGTAATTTGACACAATTTTTGCTCTTGAATACTAAAATTAGCACCTGATGCATAAGGACAGATGCTAAAATTACCTAATTCTGGTCTTATTTTGGATACTTGATCGATCCAATGTAAAATATAATTATTTTTTTCCTCGTTCATCAGGTGTTGTCCAGAAATAATCATCACAATCACCTAATCGACCCCACTTAACACCATTTTCAACTTGATAATACTGTGTTGATACCTTAAAATCAGGCATTTTCGCCTCTTGAGGTGTCATTGAGATATCATATACACGACAACGGTTGTTTGGATACAATGCAAACTGTCCATTTTCCAATTCTATTAGATTAAATGACTTATGCTCGTCTGGAATCTCACTACAACTCGCATCAACTTCGTCTAAAGACCCGTGATAGTTGTCAAGAGTACAAATATACTGTCCTTTGATTGACCCAAAGTGTCTTGTACGACATTCCCACTCCATTGAAGCGACAATACTCTTCACAATCGTGGTTACATTATAGTCCATACAGTTCCAGAACTGTAAATTTGGTAAATCTAAGTCAGGAGTTGGTGTATTTGGTGATGAAACAAAAGCACTAATGGGCAACTTATCAAAAATCGCACCATATTCGGGTAAATAAGTTTCAAAATAGTAAGCACGACCAGGTATACTCTTCGCAGCAACCCATATTCCTTCAACGAACTCACCGTGTCCGTCTTTCAAATCTCTTAAATATTCTTTTCTTACCCAAACCTTCATCGTGGGTAAATTCGTAATTAAACAAGACATTTAGTTCTCCCACTTACCTTTTGTTTCCCATTCGATATACTCTTTATTTCTTTGCTCTATATAATCCCAAAACCATTTATTTGGGTCATTTGCATCTGCAACAGTTCTTGGTTTTAATTCTTTTATCTTTTTCTCAAACTCATCTGCAATAATCCAGTCCATATTTTTCATCACCTGACCTAACATCTGGTTCTCAAAACCTGGACTCTTCATATAAAGAAATACAAAAAATCCAGACAAAAAAGTAACTAATGAAGTTCCTAATGCAAATGTTGCAATCCATCGAGTTCGAATTCGACTTAGAGTTCTTTCAAACTTTTCGTCTTTATCAAACATTACTTCGTTCATTTTCCCTGCCCTCGATATCTTTTACGAGCCGAGTTACGAGAGGTAGCGGAGTATTTCGAATGTTTGCCTGTTCCCTGACGAGTTTTTTTCGGTCTTGTTTCGGTAACATAAGTGCTACCCATAATTCCTGCTTTTTTTGCCATAATTTAAATTTAATAATTAGTCGATACTATCTTCCTTACAAACTTCGTAAGTAATATCTGATGGTTGTGGAGTTCCTGTAACATAGGACTCTAGAGCATAATCTTCAAGTCTGTCAAAAAGTTCATTTTCAGATACATTCCAAAATACGACCTTTCCTTTAAGAAGAACATTATACCTTGTTGTCATTTTAGTGATTGGGGTCATAGTACTGTAAAAAGAGAAAGAGTCCCACAATCATAATTAAAAAAATAAGTCCTGCCATCATATTACTCTTGTCTTCTCATGTCCGACACGAATACGTGGGTCACACCAAATTTCAAAGCCTGCTTCCTTTGCATCCAGACAGAAAGATACGTCCTCACCGCACATGTCTTGAACCTCTCCTGATTCAAATATCTGCATCTTTGGTGCAAACCAAGGATAAGGCATACCTTCGTGTTCAAAGACACCATTCTTAATTAATAACCAACCGAAACCAGTATAGTCAACTGTAAATGGTTTCTTTCTCTTACTAATACTATCTATTGTTTCATGATTCATCACTCCACCATTTGTGCGGAAATCATCTTCATCCAACCAGTGAGCAACTGACGTTGTTTTTCCGTCTTCGGTGCAATACCATCCTGCAACAATTTCTCTTTCTTTTGAAGGGTCAATCTTTAATTGAATTCCTTTTTGTTCTACATCTTCTCCCTTTTCATTCTTTATAGTTTGTATCACTTCTTCCTTTGTAACTGCTTCTTCTGGAATCGCATTCAATATTAACTGATAAAACTTCTCAGAGTTGAATACAATATCAGAGTCAATCCAAACTTGATAATTATATTTTAACTTACCATCCCAAGGTAATTGGTTAGGTCCTCGAAGAACGTTTGCACCAAGACACTTACAACGGGCAAAATTGACCATTGATGAATAATCTTGACTGATTTGAATTGCTGCTCCGTTTTGAACTAAATCAAATGCAAGAGTTACAAATGATTTTAAGAATTGATATGAGACTCCTCGACCTGGTAGACAGAAGACAAATGTTTTTCCTCGAATTAATTGTCTTGCTAACTCATAATTAAAATCTGGTTTCTTTTGTACCTTTGGTGATTTCGCTTTGACTGTAAATCCTTTCGCCATAATATGTTGTAATTACACTTTTATTTTAATGCAATTTATCTATAATGTCAATAGGAGTGTTCAAATTCTTTATCGGTAGGGACTTCCGTAATTACTTCGAAGGTAATTCGTTCTCCAAAGTACGAACTATAGATTTTACCGTAGATTATATTAAATTCGCTTTCTGTTAAATTCTTAAACAAACATTGACCGTCAAAGTAAATGTGATAAGTGTTCATTCTTCCTCTTCGAGTATGTGGATTCCATCGACATCAATAAACCATTCAAGATTTAAACCCTCATACCAACCGTATTCGTTCATCATCCACTCAGGTATTGTGAGTTTGTATTCTCCTGTAAGTGGGTCAATTGTGATCGGTTGGATTTGAGACTCAGAATCGTGTTTCATATATGATGTTCACTTCTTCCAGTATATAGTACCTTTGTATTTTTTGCAAGCGACCCCTGTGGGCATTTTTACACACGAAAAAATTTCTGTACCCCCTGTGTAAAT